AACAGGAGGATCAAGGATGGTAAGACGGATTAAAAGAAAATGGAGAAGATTTTACAGAACTCATAGAGAGGGCTGTGAGCTGGTAGGAGATTTTGTTGGAGCTTTAAATATTTTTGTATTCTTATTTGAGCTCTATATCATCGGAGTTATGTTAGGAGGTCACTAATGGGATTAAAGAGCTTAATAGCAGTAGCACAAGGAAAAAATGCAGAGAGCGTATCCTTTGAGGATAAGTTTCTTAAAAATTATGAGCAGGCTGTAAAGGCTAAGGAGCTGGAGGAAAGGCAGATAGCCCCATCTGAGTATATCCGCCCATCCTCTATGTATGGTTGTGAGCGTATGTTATTTTTCCAGAGAGTACACGGAGGCTCCCAGAACGGAGAGCAGAGTGAGGTAAATCTTATTGAGATATGCCAGAGCGGTACAGATCGGCACTTAGACATACAACACATAGTAGAGCGTATGGAGGGCGTAGAGTGCTTAGATCTGGAGGAAATGGTAAAAGAGGCACAGGCTAAAGGAATTAAAACAGAGTTTGTAGGCTGGAATGAGGATCATACAGAGGGCAGGTGTAAAAATGACGAGCTCTCTATCTATTTCCAGCCAGACGGAGTTATTAGATTTAATGGTAAGGATGTGATCTTAGAGATTAAAACAGAGAGTACTTACCAGTTTAGTAACAGGTATGAGCCTAAGGCGGATCATAAGTGGCAAGCTACTTGTTACGGTATGGGGCTGGGGATAGATTATATCCTTTTCTTTTATGAGGATAGAAATTTCTGTAAAAAGAAACCGTACCTCTGGAAAATAACCGATGAGATGAAACAGGCAGTACTTAACAAGATACGAACTGTAAACAATGCTTGTAAGACAGGGATCCCTCCAGAGAAAGATGATAGCAAGTGTACTTACTGTAGATATAAAAATGAGTGTGCTTTAGTGGATGCTGGTAAGTGGGTACATCCTAACCCTCCAGAAAAGCCTCAGACAGCCAAGAAAGATACAAACAGAAAAAAGGCTAATAAGTCTACAGGCAAAAAGAAAAAAGCCTCTACAGGGCAAAATACAGCGTTGAGAGCGGTATGTGGTAACTGTGAGCATTGTGGTAGAGAGCTGGGAGATTACTACTGTAGCATTGATAAAGATGGATCTATGTATGTAGATCGCAGAAAGAAATGTAAGTTTACTCCTAGCAGATTTAAGGGGGTACAGGATGGCAAGTAATAACATCGGTAAAACCTTTGAGCAGGAGTTTAAGGAGTGTGTACCTCCAGATTATTACCTGTACCGCCTAAAGGATGATACAAGCGGATTTTATGGAGTATCTAATCCGTGTGATTATATCCTTTTCAGATCTCCTTATCTCTTTCTGGTAGAGCTTAAAACCCATAAGGGAAAGAGCATACCGATAGCTAAGATCAGACCTAACCAGATACAGGGAATGGAGAAAGCTACTCATTATGAGGGAGTGTACGGAGGCTTTTTAATCAATTTTAGAGAGCTGGAGGAAACATATTACATAACCGTACAGGATGTGATCCAGTTTACTCAGACAGAGGAGAGAAAGAGTATACCTGTAGAGTGGTGCAGGGATCACGGAGTAAAGATAGAGCAGAAAAAGAAAAGAGTGAGATACAGCTACGATCTGGAGAGCTGGTTAAGTAGATATTTTGGAGGTGTGAAATGAAAGTAACTCAGTGTACAGGAGAGGGTATGGGATCGTGTAAACGATGCTCTGATAATGGAAAATGGAATATGAATTGGATGTGCTTTTTATACAAGATTGAGGGCTATGAGGGGTGTTATTGCTCTGATTGTGTAAAAGAGATCAAAGCGGAGGCAGGAGATAAGTGTTTAGAAAATTGAAAGAAAAGATCCGCAGACAAAAGTTAATAGAGGTTGAGGTATTAGAAACTCTTAGTAGTATTTGCTTATATTTAGAGTTTGATGCTCATTTTGCTCACAGAGGTAGATATGATGATTATTTTAGTAGCCATGCTAAACAGTTACGGATCTTTTCTGAGAGCCTTAGAGATGAGCTGGTAAAGGAGGATGAGAAAAAACGTGATAGGAGAGGATAACATACTTACTCTTACATACCATGATTTTACTACTAGCTGGTGCATGAAAATAAATCTGTATGAGGTATTTTGTGGAATTGAATACAGAGAACTACCAGATTATGAGCCAGATCCAGATGAGGTAAAGATCACACGCTGGCAGAGAATAAAGAAGATCATACAGCTTATTAAAAAGCGTCATTTAGATAAAGAGCTCTCAGAGTTTAAAAGCTGGGTAGAAAGTCAAAAGGCGGAGGCTGAGAGCTTAAGAGCTAAGTATAAGGCTGGATCAGATGGGTATAAGAGCCTCACAAAGAGGATAACTCTTTACAACAGAGCTATAAGGGAGGCGGAGAAATGATACAGAGCGATAAGTTAAAGAAAATCATAGCAGAGGTAAAAGAGGAGAGCTCCCCTGTAATAACCCTCTCAAATGAGTTAATAGCAGATTTTAGTAAGGAGCTTGATAGTGCTATCTCAGAGCTGGATATGATTATGGAGAGTATCGGAGAAAATTCTATAGAGGATATACCAGATAGCCAGATAGAGTATTACTGTGTTAAGATCCCAGCCCTTATGTATTATGCAGGGCAGAGAGTAGAGGAGCTGGGTATGCAGGTGGATCTAGCCTCTAATGCTAAGAAAAGTGCTCAAAATGAGGCGATGGTAAAAGTATCTGGTACTGTGCAGGAGAAAAAAGCCAGAGTAGAACAGCTCACAGAGGATAAAGCCTTAGTAGAGGCTATTTACCGCAGAGCTTATAACAGCCTCAAAGTTAAATTAGAGATGGCTGAGAAGATCTACAGCGGATTAAAGAAATCCCTCTCAAAGAGAATAGCAGAGGTAGATCTGGATAGATTTAGCAAGGATAAATATACCAGAGATCCAGAGGATCCTATGGAGGATTAAGCCTATGGAGCGATGGGCTTATGAGTATTTTAGGAGGCAAGCCATAGAGGATAGATGTAAGCAGGAGGCACAGTGGCTAATAGATAATCCTAAGGACAGTATCCGTAAAATGGCTAAAGAGTTTTGTATCAGTAAGAGCCAGCTACATAGAGATCTCCATGAGCTCAGAAATATAGATGATGATCTCTATGTACAGTGTAGAAATATTTTAAGGAGGCATAAAAGGCGATGTTTATAAGAGTTGAGGATCAGAGCAGAAACCTTACTATCTGGCTTAATGTGAACCAGATAGCAAAGCTGGAGGAGAGCAGGAGCTCAGAGGAGTTAATGGGATACAGTGTAACTACTGTGGATAATAAGGAGTATTACTCTCCAGATGTTAAGGCTATACAGGCTTTATTGATGCCAGTAGTTGTAATGGAGCCAGAGAGAGATATTGTAGAGGAGCTTAAAAAGCTGGATATGATGAGAGATGTTATGGCGAGGTGCTAGATATGGAGGAAAAGTTAGATAAGTTTTTAGCATATCTGGAGGAGAGTGGTGTAGAAATCTCTGGAGAAACAGCTTTTAAGTGTGATGATGGTATTGTACTTTTTAGCCCTAATGAGGGAGGCGGAGTAGATATAGCCATTATCAGAAATGTAATTGAGTTAAATTACAACTTAGGTATCACGGATGCAGATGTAAACCTCTTTAATACAGAGGTAGGCATTATGCAGGAGTTAGGAGGAGAGCAGTAATGGAGTGTTGCGGTACTTGCGGTAATAATTGTTACGATGGTGGAGAGTTTGTATGTAGCTGTGAGGCTAGTGATGCTTATGGATGCCCTACAGCCTATAACGATACTTGTAATGAGTGGTGTGAGAAAGGAGATAATTAAAATGACAGGAAAAGAGTATGTAGAGTTAGCTATGAGAACTAATGACGGTAACGCAACAGACAGGATCGAAAAGGCTATTGAGCTTTTACATAGACCAGATAAGCCTAAGTGCTTTAAGCCTGTAGTAGAGGATCTGGGAGGAGTGCTTAACGGATGCTTAGGGCTTGCAGGAGAGGCAGGAGAAACTCTGGATATGATTAAAAAGTGGATTTTCCACGAAAAGGATCTTGATAGAGAGCATCTTAAAAAAGAGCTGGGAGATGTAATGTGGTATATGGCTATGATTTGTTATAGTTTTGGTTTCGATCTGGATGAAATCCTCCAGATGAATATTGATAAGCTCAAAGCCAGATACCCAGAGGGATTTGATACAGAGAGAGCTAATCATAGAGCGGAGGGAGATATTTAATGGCAGAGATAGATAACCTCATAGCGGAGGTAAACAAAAAATACAAAACGGATATAATCCGTAAAGCATCGGATCTTAAGGGGATAGAGTTTATCCCCTATACCTCCCCTATGATGAATTACTTAACCAGAGGAGGAGTACCTGTAGGGAGGATCATAGAGCTGGTAGGATTACCTCAGAGCGGTAAAACTACTACAGCTCTGGATATTATCTCTAATTTTCAAAAGAAATACAAAGATAAGTACTGTGTATATCTGGATGCAGAAAATACGATAGATAAGGAGTGGGGAGAAACTCTGGGGGTAGATTGGAGTAAGGTAATCCTCATCCAGCCAGAGAGTGAGTATGGAGAGGAGCTCTTAGATATGC